CAGCCTATGACATCTACAACAGGAGCATTGGGGACTTCTATACCTACCAAGTAACAATCCCAGCCTCCCAGGGCTTCCACTATTTTGATCCCCTCAGGATTGACCAATACAGGGGCATCTCTGCCTTCCATACTGCCATCAATGATGCCACAGACATTTACGACATTGTTAATTTTGAAAAACTGGCGGCCAAGGTTGCCAGTTCCCAGAGTGCTGTAATTAAGAGAAACAACAACAATGCCTCTGACCTTACAGCCCTAACCACAGAGGAAAATTTTGATAACCAGCAAATCAAGCTGGAATCCATGGAAGCTGGCAAAGTTTCCTATCTGGAGCCTGGAGAGGATATTGTTTTCCCTGACGGCCCCAGCAGACCAAGTGGGGCTTTTGCAGAGTTCCACAAAATCCTTCTCAGGAACATCTGCATGGGGCTTGGAATCCCCTACTCCTTTGCTGTTGATCCCTCTGCCATGTCCGGCCCTACTGCCAGGCTTGAAATGCAACAGGCTGGCAGAACTTTCAAAAGATACCAAAAGCTTCTGGACGACAAGGTTCTTCGGCCAATCAAAAACATTGTCATAGCTGATGCTGTTGCCAGGGGGATGATTTCTGGAAGTGGAAAGACAACCACCAAGGGCTTTTTCAATTTTGGAGCCAATGTGTCCATCGACCTGGGACGGGAGTCCGCCTCAGCCATTGCAGAGTTTAAGGCTGGGCTAAGGACGGCATCCGACATCTACTCTGAAAGGGGCATGGATGTTGAGGCGGCTTTGAGGGCTAGGGCTATTGAAACCAAGATGATCCAAGACCTAGCCAAGGAATATGGAGTGCCAGCCCAGTCTGTCTCTGAAATTCTTTTGCCTACTGGCCAGCCCCAGGGACAAGCCCAACAGCAGACCCAAGAAGGCCAGCCAGCAGAAGGCCAACAAGACCTTATTGGACAATCTCTCAATGGTGCTCAGGTTGCCTCTCTTATCAATGTTATCAATGCCGTGGCGGCTGGTGCATTGTCCAAGGATGGTGCAATTTCTGTTATTGTTGCCGCCTTCCCAACCATCTCCAGGGAACAGGCACAGGGCATTGTGGCTGGTGTTCAGCAGGGCAAGATGATCCCCACCACAGAAAAAGAAAAACAAGCCAACCAAGACCAAGGCAACCCAGAAGAAGGCCAGGGTGGTTCAGCAGTTCCAGTTGAACCCAAAACCCCGCAAGCCCCAACTGGGCTATCTCAAAAAAAAAGTAATTTAGAGATTCTGCAAAACTTCAGCCAGCATGATTTGAAAATGCTGATAGCTGGGATGATGGGTGGCATTGAGTTGGGCAAATATGATGGGATAGACTTCACGCCTCCAGAAGGAGCCAGGGAAGCCGCCAGGAGGGCTTTGGATGTAAGGGGAAAGAGGCCAGCCAGCCAAAAGGGAATGACCCCCGTGGGCATTGCTAGGGCAAGGGATTTGATGAATGGGGTGAAGCTTTCCCCAGATACCGTCCGCAGAATGAAAGCCTTCTTCGACCGCCACGAGGTTGATAAGAAGGGCGAAACCTGGGATGAGCAAGGCAAGGGCTGGCAAGCCTGGAATGGATGGGGTGGAGATGCTGGTTATGCATGGGCAAGGAAAGTGGTTGGGCAGATGGAAGCTAGGGACAATGGCAAGAGCCTTGAAGAGCCAGCAACCTGCCCAATAGCAACCCAAGACATCAGGGTTAATTTAAAGAATAGGCAGACTGCTGTTGATGATGCCAACTACGGCCCAGCCAACCCAAATGAGCCCAATGAGGACTACTGGAAAGCCAAGGCAGATGAGTTCCAGGGTGATATTGCCACAGCAAAGAAAATGCTCTGTGGAAATTGTGCGGCCTTCAATCAGACATCCAAGATTCTGAATTGCATCAAGAAAGGCATTGGGGAAGATGCCAATGAGGTGGCAATTGCTGGGGACTTGGGATATTGCGAAATTTTTGATTTCAAGTGTGCGGCCAAAAGAACCTGTGATGCTTGGATTGTTGGCGGCCCAATGACTGATGAGAAGGAAAGGGAACTAGCCAGACCAGGCCCGAAATCTAAAGCGCAAACTCCCGCACCCCCATCAGAAAGAATCAAGGGCTCTAAAGAGAACAAGCCTGGTTCTGCGGCCACAAAAAGCACAGGTGGCAAGATTGATATTGGGGAAGGGGCTGAAGAGGCCATTAAGAACAAGCTGAAGGAATGGAAAGACAAAAATCCAAACAAAAAAGCCCCCAGCCTTGGAACCCTCAAAAAAGTGTTCAGAAGGGGTGCTGGAGCCTATTCCACAAGCTTTAGGCCAACCATTGGTGGAGGTAAGCCCAACTCAAGGAATGCCTGGGCGTTGGCAAGGGTAAGCAAATTTCTGAAGATGGCTGGTGGTGGAGAGGTAAAAGAATCTTACAGGAAGGCAGACGGAGACCTGCTGGAGCAAGTTTTTGGCAAATCAAAAGCCAAAACAGAGCTTGCGGCTGGGGATGGATTAAACCCATGTGGCATGAAGGATGACGGAACATTTGATGATGAGAATGATTGTGCTGTTGGATATGGAAGGCCAAAAAAAGATGGGGGCTACACACCCAAAAGACCTGGTGGAAAGGTTCCAAGAAAAACGCCAAAGCCACCAACTCCAACCCCAACAAAGCCAACACCACCCCCGCCCCCGCCTCCTCCTCCCCCACCGCCACCCCCACCCCCACCTGGAGGAAAAAAGCCAGAGAAGAAGTCTATTTTTCCAAACTCTAAAAAAGACTACGACAGCAGAGAAAAGGCTTCCATGGGTGATGCAGTTAAGGGCAATGAAAAGCAACTTGAATCACTTAGGAAGGACATCATAAGGAAAACAGCAGATACGCAGAAAGAAATTGACTCTGCAAAAACCAATATTACCAAAACAAAGGAAGAGCTTAAGCAGACCAGATTAAATATCTCAAAACTACAAACTGATAGGGACAAATACGAGTCAAGTGGAGATACCAAAAATTACATTGAAACAAGCAAAGCATTAAGCAAGGAATACGACAAGATTAACCCACTTAAAGAAAAAATAGCTGAACAGACAAAGCAAATAAGCACAGCAAGAGAAAAAGCAAGGGAAATAGGGTTTACTGCAATCAGAAAAGACATGATAGATGTAAACAAACAGGATGGGCTATCGGAAGAGCAAGTCACAAAGGCCACAGAAGAGCTAAAGCAAAAACAGCAAACAGCAATAGGTGGTGGCAGAAGGTCAGTCAAGGATAGCCAAGATTCTCTGGCTAAAGCAACAAGAGAAGGCGCACAGGGTGGCATGAGGTCAATTTTCAATCCCAATATACATTCCAATGCGTTATCCAGTCCAATCACCTATTGGGGAAAAGAAAGGGCTGAATCGAATAGTCATACAATTGAAATGCCTGGAGGCATCAGAATCCAAACATCAAAGGGCATAAGCATTAGCAAGGCAGAGGAGGCCAGGGTTATATTTCATGAGTATGGGCATGAAATTGAAAATGGAAATGTTGAGGCACATGACCTTTGCACAGAGTTTCTAAATAAAAGAACTGCTGGAGAAAAGGTGGAGAAATTCCAAAAGGTTATGAGGGGATATAGATACAAGGCATGGGAGGAGGGCTCCCCAGATAACTTTGGAAAAGCATTCGCAGAAATATACCCAGAAAGGGACACAACAAATTGTGCCTATTATACTGGCAAAAGGTATGGGGAAACACAACTTGGGCCGAATTCGAAGTTCCTGGCCAGCACGGAGGTTTATTCAATGGGAATGGAGCTACTTTATGCAAACCCAGCAAAGTTTGCAGAGGTTGATCCAGAATGGTTTGACTTGATCTCTGGCATTGCAACTGGTAGGCTCCTAAAGAAAACAAGGGGAGTTCAATAGAGATATTATGATTAAAATTTTAGCTTCTTTTATTGATGAAGAAACATCAATAACCATAGATGACGGCACCTTTTCTGTGGATTCAAAATATAAAAACATTGCTGATATTGTGAAGTTTGTATATACCCAAGCAAGAAAGAGTTACGGGCCTTCCGACGGCTTCTTTGGGAAATACCTGGCAACTCAATTGAGTGAGTATGGTGCAAAGATTTTAGAAGTATCAGACACAGAAGAAGAAGAGGAAAAAGAAGGCGCTATTTATTAGGCTTTGATGCTTTGACATGAAGTGGGCTTTTATGCCCCTACCCCTGCCTAGTGCCGATGAGTCTGAACAGGAATTTGTTTCCAGGTTTATGGGGGATGAGGAGGCCATTAGCAAGTTCCCAGATGAAACCCAGAGAGCGGCTGTGGCTTATAGCACCTACAGGGATGAGGAGGAAATGGAGTGTGGGGAGGATTGCAAGTGTGAGGATTGTGAAATGGAGTCCAATGACTTTGGGGGTGTAAGCATTTTGGAGATTGGGGAGGCCAAGGGGCATGATCTTTATGTGGACAAGATGAGCCTGGAGAAGGCCATGGACATCATGAAAAAAGCACCCAATGGGGTGAAGGTGAAGATGAACCACGGCTCTGGCCTTGACGCTGTCGTCGGGTTTGCCAGGAATGCAAGGATTGAAGGGAATAAGCTAGTAGCTGATTTAAAGCTTCTAAAGAACAGCCCCCACTATGGCCTGATTAAAGAAATGGCTGATGAAGCCCCAGACCAGTTTGGCATCTCTTTGGCCTTTGTTAATGAAAGTGAAACCATTGATGGCAGAGACTACATTCGTCCCCAAAGCATTGCCTCTGCTGACCTGGTTTCCAGTCCAGCCGCCACTAATGGTCTTTTTGAAGAGGTTGTGAAATTTATGCAAAAGTTCGGCTATGTGGCCGGAGGCAAGCCCATCCCCGTTGATCTGCCAGAAGCAGTTACTGAAGGTGGTGGTTTGACAAAAGAGGAAAAACAAACTATGGAAAACAAAGCTGATTACGGAAAGGACATCGAAGACATTAAGGTTCGGCTGTCCA